TTTAAATCACCACCTGTTTCTTCCATGAAATCCACAAGTTTTTGAATATTTTCTGGTAATTTTTCTCCAGTTTCCATAGATTCAACTATAGCCTCTTCTACAGCTTCAGCTACTTCTTCAACATCACTAGTTATTTCTTCAACAACTGGCTGTTCTTCATCTTGAACGGTAGTTTGTTCTTGTGGTACTTCTTCAACCACTTCTTGAACAGTTTCGGTTTGTTTATCTGAAGCCACGTCTGCTGTTTCTTGCTCTGTATCGGCATTTTCTTTTGGTTTAGTTAAATCTACTTTGACAACCTCATCGTCTTGATTAAGTTTTTTCATAGTTGATTTTTTCTTTACTTTAATTTTTTCGACTTTATCGTCTACTTTTGGTTCTTCAGCAACTTGTTCAGTTACTGTTTCTTTTTTCTTTGCCATAATAAAATATTATATAATTAATAAAATTTGTTTACCTAGGTTCAAATGCGCCTAAGTCAAAACCACTACCTACTATATCATTACCTGATGATTCAAAGTTTTTAGGTGGTTTGTCTCTTTTTCTTTGGTCAATCATTTCTGATTGTTGCGTTGCTTGTATTTTTGTTCTCTTGTCTTTACGATCTTCTTTTTGCCCCTCTCTTTGCATTACCGTCTGCATGTCAATTTGTCTCAATTGCATATTGTATTGGAACTCTCTTTCCATTAACTGTGCTTTTACCTGTGCTTCTTGTTGTAATTTTTGAGACTCCATTTGCGCTTCTAATTGCAATTTTTGAGCATCCATTTGTCCTTTCATTTGTTCTAATTGAGCTTGAGCTTGAGAAAGAGCTTGTTGTTTTTGCATTTCCATTTGAGCAGCTGCTTGCTGCGCTTGCATATTAGCTTCTGTCTGCGCTTGTATATTTTGTTGTTGGATCTGCTGGTCTTTCTCTTGTTTTTTCTTTCGTCTAATTTTTAAAAGTTGATTAGCTAGTTTAATATTTTTAATTTCTCTAAGATCTATAGCGTCTTCAAGATCTATACCTTGTTGCGACACGGCTACTTGGATGTTATTTTCCAACATCATCTTTTCTTCTTCATCTGGTGCTAACTCAATAAATATACCAAAATCATATAAATGTAATTCTGCCATTTCTTCTAAAGTAGCTACATTATGAACTCCAATAGCCTGTATAAAAGCGTCTTTAGTTGGAGAATATTCTAATATATCAGATATTCTTAAAGATAAACACTCAGCAGTTTCTGCTGTTAAAAACAACCCAGCATTCAATATATGTCTTGTTGCTGTATTAGAATTAGCTGCCGCTAATTTTTGGACACCTACTAAAGATCTTTCATCTGGCATACTACCATCTCTAGCTTCATTTAATCCGGTTACGTCTCTAATCATTTGTAGATAATAATTGTAATTACCTATAAGCGCTTGCATTTTATTTCCTCCACTACCACTTGTTATTTCTTGAATAGGTACTTTACCTGGGTTCATATCACCTTCCGAAGTAAAACTTCTTCCAATAACAGATCCAGTTTGGAAAAACATATTCAATGCTTCTTGTGGACTATAGTTTGTCCCGTTACCTAAATCTATTTCAGCAAGACCATCTGCGTCTAAATAAACTCCATCAGGAACCATACGTGACATCACTTGCTGTAATTTCAAATGTGTTAATTGAATCATATCGGCAAAACCAGTACAACGTTGTACTAAAGAATCTATTTTACCTTTGTACATTCTAGGTGCTACTATAGAATAATTCATTTTAACTTTAGTAAAATCACTCTTAGGACGCATCATATTTTTTGCCATCTCCCATTTTAGTAATTTCTCAGTACCAAGTACCATAGCCCCTTCATAAAGGCATTCTATAGCCCTATGTAACCTAGTGTATTCCCCTTCTTTTTCAGTTGGAGGATTGAACGTGTCGTCTTTTTCTATTGCTTTATCTGCTCCAGAACCAGTTTCTTTCATTTTATAAACTTCATTCATGTAACTTTTAAAGTTGAAATATAGTATTTGAACTGAATTATTATCTATTTCTCTAGACGTACTACCACCTATGTTATAATTATTTGTATGTGTAGATTTAGTTTGTATAATTTCTTCTAAATCTTCGTGTGTTAGATGTGGAAATTGTTTTGCTAATTCATTAATTGGAATTGTTTTAACTTCACCAACGTAATATACGTCGTCAAAATATGGAGATTCGGTATATGAATATACCAAATCAGCTGGATCAACATAATCAATAACAACCCCTTCAGATGTATTAAATCCTGTTTTAACAGCTCCAATACCTAAAACAGTTAGATCTCTATAAAATCTCTTTTTGATTAATTCATAATTATTACCGTCCATCAAAACATTTATAGCTTGTTCCTCTGCTAATTCCACTGCTTGTTTATAAGTTAATTGCATGTGAAGTTCCAGTTCCTCCTCTGTTTCTGGTAAAGTTTCTGGATCATTTTCGTACAGATTGACTCCAAATGATTCTTGTGCAAAATCATTCATTTCTTGCGTCTGCATATCACCTAGTATAGATTCCATATACTCCGTTCTTTTTGCTACCCCATAAGGATCTTGTGAGTATGCTTTTATATCATATAGTCTTTCTGCTATACCATTAACAACAATATCAACAAACTTAGGTATGATTGGAACTGGTGTCCAATCTAGATTAAGGTATGATAGATCTCCGTTAATAGAGAGTTCGTCTTTGTATTTTTGAATTGATTGATTTCCACTAGCGTATAATCTTAAGTTGTGGAAATTATTTTTGTTGGTAGTGTGTCTAGTGTGTCCACGATCTAAGTGGAACCATTCGGATTCGATAGCTTTAGCTATCTTTAGTCCATAATCGTAACTTAGCTTTTCAGCATCACTTACTACTTGACTAGGGAAATAATTATTTATAACAGACTCTGCCATATTTTACTTTATTATTTTAGATGCGTTTCCAGTATTTTTATACTTCGCAATATTTATGTTTAATTTTTGCTTCTCAATCTTCGCGTTTGGTCTATATAGGTGCCTATTACAAGCCATTATAGCTAATCCAGAACTAATGGTTGCGTCAAATTTAGTTCTTTTTGTTATATCAAATCTACTCCAATCATTTAACGTTTCGTTAAAATATATATTCCCATAGTTACCATCGCCTAAATGACCTACATGACTCTGTATATACATCTCGATAGCGGCCGCGTGTGCTTGTTTTATATCTTCACTTGAATTAGGTATTCCACCTATTTCTTTTTCTGTTACAGACAACTTATTCCAAAGTTTATCTGGCCTATTCATAGAATATCCTCTATATCCTCTTCTTCTTAAATGATATAATAAACGTGGTTTATTGTTTTCACAAAGAAGTGGCATTCCATAAAATACTAAAGCCATTAATACGTCTTCGAAGAATATCTCAGCTGTTTGTGGTCTAGCTACATATTCTAAGAACATATGATTTGGAGGACAGTCTTCCATGCTAAATTTTGTTAATCCGTGTAAAGCTCCATTTGACCCCTTCCCATCAACAGTCCCTGATATATCATATGAATCACAACCAAAAGCTCCCATGTGTTCATTTGCAGGGTACTTTATATTATTCTTTATTAGAATTTTATTTTGTATATGACTAGGTGGAAACCAACTCACTTTAAATCTACCTTTTGGATCTGGGTAGAAGATCACTTGCGTATCTTTTATTCCATTAACCCATTGAAAATTCCCAACTGATAATACTGCTGAATTCCCTATTCCTTCGTTGTAATCTATTTGTTCGTATATTTTAACTAAGTTGAATATAGAATTTTTAGCCTCATCTCTAAACGCATGCTCTTCTGTTCTTGGGAATTGTCTATAAAACTCGTTTAATCCATCTTGATCAGACTTTAATCCTTCAACTTCATTCTCCCAGTGCTCTATAATACCTACATCTATTAATTCACCATCTGGGTCGAGGACATCCCCGCTTGGATTATCAAATACTGGAAGTCCGTATTCGTCAATAAAACCTTCGTAGTTCCATTCCATTGGGATAAACAAAGAATATAAACCAGATTTGGTTTGACCGTTACGATTTCGCGAGGTGACATCTGAAGCATTATATAATTTTTTAAAGTTATCTCCACCTTTATCTAGGGCGTTGGATGTTGACCCCATCATACATTTACCTACTATTCTACTACCTAATCTTAAACAAGTTTTTGTAACCCTCCAGTTGTTTAATATATTGTCCGGTCTCTCCCATTTACCACTTTCATCATGTACTAATAGATTTAGTTTTTCTCCATCATAACTATTATCTCCAGTATTTTTCCAATCAATAGTAGTATCTAACCCTGCTAATTCCTCTAATTTTTCATTAGATGTAATTTTCTTCCTAGTAAACTTACTCGCCGGTACTCTGTATGCTAATTCTGTCTTTGGGCGATCCATACCATCTTGAATCGGTTTAAAAAAGAATGGGTAGTTTACACTAATCGGGACGACTTTGTCGGTAAACATCTTCTTCGCATCCCAACCTGTTTTAGATAATATACCATATCTAGCATCACTCGATATTGTAGCTAAGTTAACTGCTTCTGCTGATGACATAAAAGAGAATCCTGAACGTCTATTCTTTAAGTAACATATCCCGTAACATCTTTTATCCGCCTTACATGCCTCCCAAAATATATAGAACAATCTATTTGCCTCTCTATAATCTGGAGCTCCAACATCTATTTTGCTCCATTGTAAGTACATATAGTGCGTACCAGTTATCCAAGTTGGTTTACCGTTGTTCATAAACCAGAACCCTTCTTCTCTTCGTTTAAACTCTTCGTCTATGTAATCGTACCATTTTTCTTTTTGATCTTCTGGATAACCTCTCCAATCAAATATATTTTTAATACGACTAAGTTCTTTAGGGTACTCTTGTTTCACCCACTTATTCTTTGGATGTTTATATACTTCTTTAGGTGGTTTCGGTAGCGCTATAATTAAATTTTGTATTTCTATAATTTCACCTATAACACCACTATGAGACAGTACAATTAAATCATGTTCTTTATTATATCCATATTTCCACTTCTTACCTCTATTCATCCGCGTAACAGTAGTCTTTTTTATAGGTTCTACCGTTTTAACTAAACTTTGCTTATACATTACTTAGATCTACCTTCTGCGAATCCTTTGAAGACTTTTTCTTTTTTCTCTTCAGGCACCTTGCCCTCAAGTAAATTTTCTTCCTCTTGAATTCTTGTGAGTATTTCGAACGCATCAAATATAGCTAGTTTTTTAGTGGCAGCAGCGTTCTTTAATCTATCAGCGGATATATCATCATCTGAATCTACAATAGGTTCTTTAGCTACTTTGATTAACTCCTCCACCGCTTTCTGCCCAGCTTGGATTATATTCTTCTTCGTTTCCTTGGTATTCATATTTAATTGTAATAAATTGTGTCATAACTCTATATAATCT